ATTATGTGAGTCTATGCATGCTACATGAAGCACACATGGATATGTTATCTTACGATTTGGATCTGGTTTGGTTGACTTACCCATGCTTCCATACATAGGTTCCTTACCACTGCCATGAGCAGGGGGTATGTCTCTTATGACGTGCCAATCATATCCTGTCATTAAAGGTATACTTTTTTAGCATGATGTTCTGGAATAATCTTACCTAATGTAATTGAAAGTAATCCATCTGCAAATGATACATCTTTAATTTCAACATCATCTGATAGAGTCCATTCTCTTGAGAACGATCTCTGTGCTAATCCTCTGTGACTATATGTTTCTTCCTCTTTCTTTTCCTTAGTTCCTTCAACGAATATCTTACCATATTCTGTGTAAACTTTAACTTCCTTCTTTTTGAATCCTGCGAGTGCAATCTCTAATCTAGATTCAACGTTGTTTACATGAACAATATTATATGGTGGATAGTTAGCGTTTGTGTTTGTATTCCAAAAACTTTCAAAATAGTCATCCCATCCTATGCTGTTCTTATGAATCTTCTCCATCAATTCTGGAAGATCGGCAGCAGTGTATCTCTGAATGTTAGTCATAGTTCTCCTTATTAAGCGAGTGTTAATTGTAGACCCTTTCGGCATCCACTACTAATTATATCATTTAAAAAATTCACCTGATTCGGAATACTCTTCTAATCTAGTTCGGGTATCCTCCCAACCTTTAACATAGTGTGTAGAACCGCCCATCTCTTGTAGTGCAAACGCTAATGGATAGTCGTTACCATTTTCATCCATTCTATCTCCAAAGAAATGTATCTCATCATTCAAATCAAAGTCTCTTATTATCTGACCTTTATCATTTCCTTTTAATGATATGTCAACACCTGTCTCTCCACCAACAAATGCATACAAATCTGGAAATGCTTTATTGAATCTTTTTGCTATTTGAATTCTTTCATGATTATCATGATCCCACTCTTTATAAACTTCTCTCTCTGTCCAGTTCGCACCTCTACCTAAAATACTAAAGTTTATACAACCAGGTCTTTTTTCAATATGTGTTCCTGTTCTAACTGCAAATAAACTTTGTTTTAATTCTTCCAATAAAAATTCTTTAGCATCATCAGGTAACTCCCAATCACTACGATATACATTTTTATCTTTCTCATAGACATCATTACCTGCACAGTTGTAAACTCTTTGTGCTCTATAGCAAATATCTAATCCAATCTGGTCAACAGTTTTTTCTCGATTACTTCCTGTAACTAAGTAGACATCATGCTTACAGCAAAATTTAATCATAAACGCTTGAAAACCTGAGTCGATTTGTTTTCGACTAGGGGTCAAAGTTCCATCAATATCAAAAATAAATTTTATCACTTCTATTCAGTTTCTTCTACTTTTTTCTTTTTACCTATATTGTACTTAGTTTCTAAAATCCATTCACCTTTCTCTTTATATGCTAACACTTTAATTTGATTTAATGGTGCTATATCAGTTACTTTCTCAGGAGCAAGAACTGTTACTAGTCCCCAATCACATAAGAGTTGGATGATTCTATTGCGACGTTGAACATCATTCTGAGTTAGATTAGCATGTTTACCATCTAATGCAAATAGTTCTTTAAAATGAACGATATAATATCTACCTTGCTTATGAAGAATATGACATGACTGATATATCTTTTTCTCTTTACGGGATGCTACCCCAATTCTTGTGAGAGTCTCTCTTACTTTTAGGAAATCATCTGGTTCATTCAGTGTAATTTCAATCATTTGATCAGCAGACCACTTGATCTCAGGTTCGGCAATCATTTTGTTCCTCCAGTTTCAAATTTCGATTTTATAAAATTAAGTTGTTCTTTGGTTAGGATTCTTAGGGCTTGCTTTGCCTTTTCGTTACTATATCCATAATAACGCTTCACAGAATCAAGATCTTTAATCTCATCTTTACGGAGCCAAGGAGAGAATCTCTTTCGCTTCCTCACACTATTTAGATAAAATGAATATTGCATATCACTATCCAGTTGTGGACTGAGATTCATCTCATTTGCAAACATAACAGTGTCCAAATGACCAGACATACACCTGTTAATAATGTATGAAGGATACTTTGCTGTAGGGTCTTCTTCAAGGATATTCTTTTTGTTTTGGTTGATTGAGTTCAACCAGTCTTTCAATTCAGTCATCTGTGATACTTTCTGTTAAAATTCCAATTTTCAAATTTGACAAGTAGTTTAATTAATCCGACTAATGTTCGTTTTACAAACTCTTCAAAGAATATAATCGGTATGAATACAATTTCAAAGGTAGTCATCTTATGATTTGTATATCGTCCTGTTCTGTCCATAGTTCAACCTGTTTTCTAAATCTATTCTCACTCTTTAGTTTTTCATATCTTTTTGTTGCTTTCCTTCTCCACCATGAAATAATATTATCAAGTTCAAATTTACCATAGTTTTGTCCAGGTGTCAACTTATCTTGTTCTCCTAGTATTACTTCCCTAACATTTGAATAACCAAAATCAGAAATATAAAATCTCTTTTTTTGAGTTATCGAAAATGCATCTTTAATTACATCATTAAATCTATTCAACTTGTTTCGATTCCCAAGATTGTTACGAATGATTGATATCATCTTTGTCTGTCTTTTCATCTTCTTTGAAGATGCTTTATTATCAGTAAGAGGTGTATTATCATTTAGCATGGTAAAGTGATCATGTAGTTTATGAAATTGCTTATCATGCATGAGAGGTATGAATTTGCTCTCTGTGAGTCCTTTATATCTCATAAAGGGTTTTAGTCCATCGTATTGTGAAGCAGACGTTGCAGACCCATACAGAGAGGTGGTTTCAAATAATCCTATATCTTTTTCAAAGTTTTTATTTAATTGCTCTCTTGCATAGTGCGATATACACATCAAGGCAAGTAACTTACCGCCAAGATAATTATATCCAAAAGGTTGTGATGGTACAATAACAAACCCCATCGCTGCATGACGATTGAATAAAGAAAGGTCTGGTTGTTTTCCTAACCAAATATTTCTTGGTTTTGAATTAATTGTAGGAGATCCAAATCTAACAAAACCAATAACCTTATTAGTATTCTTTTCAAATATCATCCACTTCAATTCTCTACCAGGAATATTCTGCTCATTGTTATGAGAAGATACTGCTGTAAGTAAACTAGAATAATACTTTTGATCTAGTCCACCTTTACCAACACGAACTATATTAAAATCCATATCTTCTGGATGCATATCTTCATTAAAAAATTCATCAGAAAGAGATACTAATGATGTCCTAGAACTCAATACCTCTTTCTTAACAAATCTTAGATAATCTTCAATGTCATCAAAGTTTGAAAAATAATTTATAAATTCATCTGCTGCCCATTCAGCAGTTTTCTGTGTTACTTTCATCTTCATCATCAGGGTGTTTACAAAAACTCATCTCTTCATCATACTTTCTTTCATATTCATATCCGTCTAGTACAACTACTGGTGCAATAACACTATGAAATTCACGGAAGTATTCTTCACGATCCTTTGCATACTTACGTGGTTCTTCTTTTTTCTCTTTCATCTAAAACCTCGTTAATAAGTTCTTTGAGTTCTACCTTTAGTGCATCAGATAGAAGATTCATTTTATTGACCTTCAAAGGTGGAATAGCATCACGTTGTTCTTGGATGCTTTTACCAGTCTCCCCAGTTCCAAATGACATTCCCTGTGTGTCTATCTTCATAACCCATTCCAGAATGTGTCTGATGGTGTTTGCATGTTTCTTGAAACAATATACAAACCAACATTACATAAGAACCAACAAGCATTAGTTATCCATGCTTGTCTCCAACAATACCTTCTATTTGTCTGTACAATAAAAAGATTGCTTTCATTGCCCTTAACAAACTGTTCTATTATCAATGAGATAACAAAACCGATTGCAAAGACATAAAATAAGAGGTTCAATAAACCTGCCATTGAAAATAGAAAACTAATCATCGTGGTCGTCCCAAGGGTCTGTTAAATTTTTGTTTGCAAAAAATCCTTTATACACACCATATCCTGCTAGTAAAACAGTAATGACTGCGATTGATATACCAAAAGTATAATCAGGATTTAGTGTGAGGTGAGGAATCAATGTTTCATTACATTTAGCAATCGTATCAGGATCACTCCAAGTTCCAGGTAAAGTATAGACTGGTGGACATGCTATAAAAATCATAAGTGGTGCTCCTCTAAAAATGTTTCTATGTCAAGCAAAGCATCAATCTTTGCTAACATATCAGCAATGTGTTTGCTTATGTATGGTTTCTCTGTTCGTGCAGAGAATGCAAGTGCATTTCTTAAATGTGTGCTTGATTCATCTAAAGAATCTCTAACTTGTTTTGATAAACTCATTTCAAATAAATCTCCCTTACGTAGAAATAAAAAATAGTAATTGAACTCATACCTAATAATAACACAAAAATACCAAAAATGCCAAATACATTAAGTTTAAATGGTTCGGTTTTTTTCACTTAAACTCACACTCCACCATGATCTCTGTCATTGCTGCCAATAGATTTATTTCTTGGTCGGCAACAAAAGCAGACTGATACTGATACTTAGCAACAATAAGCACTGCAGCAGCAATACTCGGACCATCAACGACTCCAGTGAGACCATCATAAACACGACGTAGAAGAACGTTAGAATCGTTGTCCAAATTAGAATTGACCCACTTCCTAACTTCTGGAAAATTTTTGTCTTTAAGATTTTTGATAACATCGTTTACTGCAACATCTGAGAACGTAACAAGAATACCAGAATCAATTTTACCACTTACAGCGTATCTTTGACACTCATTTAAAACTCTTCTCCAATCTGGAAAATGTTTACTAATTAACTTTGCTAATACTTTTACTTCACTTTCGACACCTTCTTTATCTAAAATACTTTTAAGTCTTTTGAAAAATAAAAGCATTATTTCATCCTTCTCTTTACCATTGATTGAGAAGTCAACTACTGCACATCTTGAATGTAATGGTTCTAAGATTTTATTCTTGTAATTGCAAGTAAAGATAAACCTACAATTATTTGCAAACTCTTCAATGAATGCTCTTAGAAGTAGTTGAACATCATTACCAGTATTATCTGCCTCATCTATAATAATAACTTTATGTTTGGCAGTTGATGATAAAGAAACAGTTGATGCAAAATTCTTTGCATTGTTTCTAACTGTATCTAAGAATCTACCTTCATCTGATCCATTGATAAGATAAAAGTCTACTCCTAGTTCATTACATAATGCTTTCGCAACAGTTGTCTTTCCAATACCAGGAGGTCCAGAAAGAAGCATGTTTGGTATCTCACCTTTATTTAGAAACTGACTAAAGGTTTTCTTAATATTTGATGGGAGAATACACTCTTCAATTGTTTTGGGTCTGTATTTTTCAACCCATATAAAGTCACTCATTAGATCTCCATTCTTTTCTCATTATAACATACTTTTCATCATATGCTGCTTTATCTCTTATTTTTTTAAAAACTTTAGCAGACCTTGCTTTTTCACAGTGTAGTGCATCTGGCGATTGGGGTCTAATGGAACCATCTTTAGCGTACTTTTGTCCACTAGGATGATTTGCATACCTACGGGAGCGAGTAAATCCCATCTCAAGAAATTTCCGTGCCATATCCATTCCAATGAAGTCTTGTTGGTCTTTATAGTCACAGAACATGGAATAAATCTTATCAGCAGATTTGCGAGCCACAGACTCATTTACAAATCTCCAATGAGCACATATATCGTTAGTGTAAGGCCGTACCAATAGCACTCCTTGTTCCCCCCTTCCAATGCGATAAAGTTTGCGATTTCCCTCAACTTTAAAATCAAGGGTTTTGTAATTGAGTTCATAATCAAATTCCTTCATTATTTAAATCCTTTGGATTTTTCTTTTGGTTTGTCAATAACATGAATAACTGTTTTT